AACGCTAGTCTCGTGGGCTCGGAGATGTGTATAAGAGACAGATATAAAGCAATTCGCTTTCATCGCTCTTTTCTACTCCCCCCAACCCCGGCCACCGCAGTGTCCCGTCCTGATCGGGCGTAAGCGTCACCGGATCCATGGACAATTTGCCGTCCTGGTCCAGGTAATACCACTTTCCGCCGCTGGCCTGCAGGCCTTTAACCATTGCCCCATCAGCCCCCAGGTAATACCAATCCCCTTTGTACTGATACCAGGTGTTGATCACCATGCGACCGGCGCCGTCAAACCAGTACCACTTACCGTCTGTATCCAGGTACCAGCTGTTGCGCACACAATCTCCTGTGTTGCCCAGGTAGAAACTCTTGGTTCCGTCCTCGTTCTGTCTCCATCCTGATAATTTAGGTTCCTCCGGCTCCGTCACTGCATCATCCTGTATGTATCGCTTTACAGCCACCAGACCCTTACGCCAGCCCCCAGATGCCCAGGAGTTGTACCGGGACTTGCAGTAGGCCACCAGGTCTTTATAGGACGGTCTGCCGCTGCCATGTCCACAGATAATACCATCTCCACAATACATCTCCACATGGCCAATCCGCTTTGGCCTACTGGCATCCGTACCGGCAAACAGCAGCATGTCCCCTGGTCGTAACCGGGACGTGTCAGGGATGCCCTGGGCTATGTCTGCATCCACTGTGGTCAGTTTGGTAGAGTTGTACATGCCTGCGGTATTTGTGATCCCGAAGCCTTGCCCTGCCTGCTGATAAGCGTAGCAGATGGATGATGAGCAATCACTGTAATAGTTGCCGTCCTTGTATGATTTGTAGCAGTAATCCCGCAAGGACTGGCTGTATAGGTTGCGGCCTATGATCTCTGCGTACTTGTCGATCACGGCCTGTCTCCTTAATAATGCTGTCATGTCGTACCTCCATTTCTTATTGCATTTATCTGCGCCTGTAAATCCGCGATCACCGCCTTGGTATCCTGCACATACTCCACCGCCACGTCCGGCTCCGGCCCTCCCGCGGTAATGGTGATGTGGGTAGTGCCGGTAAAGGTGGTAAGGGCGTTTAGGGCGGTCTGGGTCGCGGCGGGGAGGTCTGTCTCCACTGGGGTATCCAGATAGGTGACTATCTTAAGTGGATGGGATGCAAGATGGGCTTTCCAAGCAGCAAGGCCCTTGTCCTCAATGTCCGGATTATAAAAGCTATTGTTCATAACATACAGATCTACACTTCCGTATGTTGGGCTTGATCCCAGCCAGATCTGATTTATTACCCCTTCTGTTTCCCCAGGTGTAACCGTACCCTGGTTGCATAGTCCGGGCCTTGCACGCATCTTCTCAGGCAGTCCACCTAATGCGTAGAAGCCGGAAGTGGTCGGTCTGGACCATGATCGTACTCGCCAATCTTCGCTCCCATCAAATATCAGCTCCACGCACCGGTCAATGCGTTTAGTCATAGTGATCCTATCCCTGTACTCCCCAATACCATGTAGTGGGGCTGTTAGTTGGATAGTTGCGGTCTTGGATTGATTATCATCTCCCAACACCGTCACTGCCGTAACATCTGTACCCACAATCTCTTGCGGATAATCTGGGCTGGGGGATGGCTGACCTCCGGTGTAGGGTTCCCAAGTCCCATCACCATCCTGATATAACATAGGGTAATATGTCCCCGGAGTAATAGTCCGAGAAGAAGGGCCATACAACATATACTGCAAATACACGCCTTCCGTGTTTAGCATATCCTCTGTTATTGTTTTTGTCTGATTTTCAGACAGCTCAAGCAAAGTTGCCGATGAACTATTGATTAATTTTATAGACAATTTCGGTACGGTGGCTTCGGACTTGAGCATAATGTTTCCAGGCTTTAACATACTTATGTCAGTTATCTTTACGGTCTCATAAAAACTGGACGTTAAATCCCCGGAACCAGAAATCCTATATCCTCCATCAGCTGTACCCACGACTGTTGCCCCGCCTGCTGTTAATACCGGTATCTTACTGGCATTAAACAACTGCGCCCCGGTCGTGGTAAACTGATCACTCTTGCCCGCAACCTCCAGGTCAGGTATCGGCGCCTCCCACGCATCTCCCACGCTGACCCGCCCAGTACCGGATGCAGAGCCGATCAGGGCATTGGCGTACTTGAGATCGGTCTCACGCTTGTTGTAGCCCACAAATGTCTCTTTCTGGCTCTCCACGTAGTCCTTGTTTTCCTGTAACGCCTGTGCTGATGCATCCGCAGACTGTGCTGCTGCCGTGGCTGATCCCGCAGCCGCAACCTTGCTTGCCTGGGCATCATTGGCGTATCCCTGGGCAGTGGATACCTTACCCTCCATCTGCTGTACAAACTGCTCATACCAACTTTGATCCGGCTCCGGTATGCCACCGCCTATCTCCAGGCCGTCATGGATGGTATATGTTGCCGGCAGGGTTTTCCAGACGGTCCGATCCCCCACACTGTTGGTGCCGGTTGCATAGATCATCATCTGTATTGCTTCTGGCTGTTGGGTTGCCTGTCCGGGTATCATCCAGCACATCCTGACGTAATTGTCCGACCAGGATACATTGCAGGGTACGCCATCGCTGCCACCATAGGCTGTCTGGTAGTGGATATACAGATTTTGCTTGGTCAGATCCATGGCGTCATCATATCTGGGCAGCTGGAAGCCCACAAACTGGGCGTTCTGCTCGCCCCGGACGGATACCTGGTCATTAAAATCTGCAATACGCTTGTTGGTGACCGGGACATACTCCGGCTCCGCGTACATGGTGTAGGATGGATAGTTATTATCTTTGGTCCACGTCTCATCCCCGGCTGCATAAGCCTGTCTTGTAAGGATCTCGTCTACTGTTGCCATGCCTGTCCACTCCCCCTTTCCTGCTTGATCGTGATCAGATTGGTGGTGATCCGCTGGCCATTTTCTCTTTGACCGACCACCCCTATTTTAAATTGATCACAGGGCGTTATCTCATCAGGTACAATGCAGACCCCGTCCCTGATCAGTCTGCCAACCTCCGGGGATTGCAGATACGGGTAAAAAGCTGCCACCCGGACCGTGCCATCCCAATCGGGGCCGAACTCAAACGCTGTTTGCAGGTAACCTGATGTGCCTGCAATAATGTTGCTAAAATCACAGCCAGGAGCCCTCGTTAACTCCTGGCCGGATACTCTAAATCTTAGTGTCCTCATAGTATTGCCTTTCTGCCGGTTACCGCTTCACTCCCGGTCCGTTGCCGGCATCATCCATGATCCCACCGGCAGGTCCAGACGGCACTACTGTCACCGGTATCTCCTCATGCACTGGAGGAGCCGCATTGTCGTCACGCTCATCAGCTTTACCGGTTGTTGGCCCAGTTGTTACATAGGTGGTGTCCTGGGTGCCCTTGGGCCTGGCCTTCTGCGCTGCGTCATTTCTTCTCTGTTCCTCTGTCCTCTTGTCTGCTGCATTCTTCCTTAATACTGCCATAATATATACCTCTCTTTCTTAGTTGACCTTCTCGGTCTCTGCGTTAATAAGTTTCTCTGTTACGGCCAGGCCCTTGATTAAAAAGGCTGGCACGTTGTAACCACATTCCACCAGGTTCTCCAGGATGCTGCGGATCTCATTGACCAGGAGACACGCCAAGGTGAACCATCCCAAAAGCAGCAGGAAATCCAGATTAAGTCCCAGAATGTCATGTCCCAGACCAATAAATAATTTCGGCATCAAGAAGGATACCAGTATGATCACCCAGTAGCCCAACTTTTTCAGGATACCCTTCAGCCCAGTCTTACTTGACTCTCGTCCCAGCTTCCTGGCCTTGTACCAGCCTGTCAGCCAGTCCAGGACATTGCAAAGCAGATACCCCGCAAATATGTACCAGTATGGCCCCAGGATGGCCACCAGGATCGTTACGGCTACCCCATAGGCAGCATTACACTTGTCTAAAAATCTCATTTTCATATACCTCACCTTTCCTCTTCTTTGCCGTATACAATGGTTCCAATACGGCCTGTGTTATCACAAATTACTAATGCTTTCATGTTACATTTTCCTTTCTTCATGATATAATGTGACTATGTAGGTCCCTTTGATTGGGATCTATTTTTCATCTCTTCATAATTGGGGTTACAGGAAGTTGGGAAGGGTATGTCGCTGCGGCCACCGATTTATATTACAAGGGGAATAATGCGTATAGCTTCACAGGCAATAATGCAGCTGTGTATTTTGGATCAGACAGGATTCAAATAACCAAATACTCCTATCCCCAATTTACCGCTGGCAAAGCATTTACATGGAGTGGTTACACTAAGCTGATTGTTAATTTCAACTTAGCGGGTGTTGATTATTATACTGATGCTGACTATTACATTGCAGTCATCGAGCTATGGAATGGGTCAACAAAGATAAAAACATCTAGGACCAACATGGGTCTGAAGTCAACGCTTGACCTTGTTACGGATATTACCGCATTGGCAGGATCTTTTGCCCCAAAGATTTATTTATCGGTCGAATATTATAACGATGCTCATGGAAGTGACAGTGATCCATCATGGAGCAGGACACCATTCACCGGGAATGTTTTCAGGATTAGAGTAGCGTAACGTCCAGTTTATAGCTATGCAAAATAGACCCGGTCAATATAAAATGTAACCCCAGCACCACTACAGTATAAATAAAGCGCGATATATCGCGTTGCATTAATGGCACTGATATTAAATGATAAGGTATTGCCACTTAAGGATCCCCACACCGAATCTGTGGTAACTGCGGATAGACTGGTGCCGTAGTATAACTTGGAGTCGGCAGTAAGTTTTCCAGTCCCAGCCCGAAAGTCTACCTTTAATGCACTGTAAGGAGTTAAATTACGTGATGCACTGGGATATAAGTAACAGCATCTAAATGCCGCGCCATTATCAGACTTACATGTCATTTGAGCCGTATCAAAAATAACAGATCCGCCCGAGACAAACGTAAAAGCTGTGCCGAATTTTAAATTGCCAGAATTAGCACCTTTATAATACAGGTCATTTGACTCAGGTATGTACCCTTCCCAGGTTCCTGTAACCCCAAATATCGACACACCCTTTTTGATATTGGCCGCTTTCAGATTGGTATCCCCTTTGATCGTTTGTGCACCGGTCAAAAACTGGTTGGCAGCAATGCTCTGGTTCGCCGTTCCTGGTGTATATGTAGCCGCTGCTTTTTCGGTCATGGTGCCAGTTAAGGGATCCCCATTTTTATCTACGATCACTTTCCCTTTTCTTATATCTGCTGCTGCGGCGGTCACTACATCAAGATCAACTCCGCCTCCGCCACAAGGTATCAAAATATCACTCATTCGCGCTCACCCCCACTAACTTGATATTAAAATCTGACGTTGGTTTTTTCTTCGGGCAGTAAAATGTAGCCTCTCCATCCCCGGCAATACCCGCTTTAACCAGCGCCCCCATCTTATCCCATGTATTTGCCGTGGCCACCGCAGTGGTAGACTTGATGGCGCTCATCATCTGCACCTTATCTGTCTCCTTTAGGCCGGGGACACTGACCGTTTGGGCATATGGGGCAGTGCTGCTCCAATTGGCCGCCAGTAAGGCCAGCTCCACTTCTCTTGTCATGCGGTTGATCTCTGTGGTGATGGCGTTGATATCCTCGGGCTTAAATAAATCCCCCTCCTGACTGTATGTAGTCACATCCACAATCTCGGATTTCCCCTGCGCGTCTGTACTAATCTGATATTTACGGTTGCCTTCAAAGACATCCGCCTTATAATCGGTTTTCAGTGTCATGTTTACCTCCTGTTTCCAATTGCCTGGGTCCCCAGCTTAAATGCCAGGCGCTGCTGTCCGCTTACCATGCTGTCATACATATCTCCCAAATCCTTGAGTATCTGTTCGATATCATTGGCCTGTTGGATCGTTGCGTATGTAATCTTTGCCGGGGTGACCGGCGTGCTGGTCTTTGTAAAATAAGCCGCCCGCAAGGCTTTTATGTTTCCCAATAAGCGGGCCATTTCTGTGTCCGTCCGAAACTCCTGCATCCCCCACACCTTGGTCCGGATGTCGACATGCAGCAGTCCAGCCAGCAGAGCGCATGCCTGCTCTACTCGGTTCAGGTCTGTATAGGCTATATATGCCCTATCCGTATCATTGGCCAGGTCATCCGCTGTCCTGTCCGTTATCAGCGTGTCTAATACCGTACTCATTTCACTGTCACCTCCGCCGTAATCTTGCGCCGGCTGAATTTAAAATCCAGCTTTGTGATGTTTCCTGTCATGACCCCCTTGATCCCAGTGGCCACGTTAACACGGTTGCCCAATTCCTGATCGTTTATGACAGCCCGGAAACTGATACTCTCATTGCTGTTGTAATATTGGTAAACCCTGTCAAGTACCGCCTGGGCATTTTGGGATGTCACCAGCGTAGCTTCCTTGACTTCGGCAATGTTTTTGTTCTGGGTGATTTTCGGGTTTTCCTTTACCAAACTGACCATGCTGTGGTTATACTTAATCCCATTCAGTACCACTTCCCCGCCTGTGCCAGTAATGTACGCATAGTTGGCGCCGTGATCTCCAAGGGTCCCACCAGTGATTGACAAACCATGATACGGCTCTGAGAACTCTACTTTTGTGGTCCCGGTAAGGTTGCCTTTATACAACTGAGCCGTTTCTGTTCCCGGATCGTAGCTATGTGCATACAGCCGGATCCCGGTTATGATGTCGCTGTGCTCCAAGGTCAACCCCAAGAATATATCCCTGGCCGTAAATTCTCCTGTCACCTCTGTCTGCTGTGGATAGATGTACAACTGCCGGTCGTAACTGGTATCCACCAGGGCGCCAATGGCAAAGGCAAGCTGCTGCAGGGCCGCACGTTTGGTACATATTGGCAGGTATCCGCTTACCGTGGTGCTTGCATAGGCATCATCCAGAAAATAGGTGATCCCCTCCCCATCCATAATGCCGTCCAGGATATCTGATACAAGAGTGTTGCTGTATATCCCACCCATGAATTGATTGTTATCCAAGATCCCTACTGCATCTTGGGTTTCCACGGAGTACCGTTTCTCCCCCAGCTGCTTTCCATCCTTCAGGTAAAAAATACCCAGGATTGCCTCATCGAAATACAGGGTCTGTTTCTGCTTTTTTTGGAACTCAAACGCGTACTCCGACTTGCTCCGGATTACGTAGTCCATGGTGTTGATGCTGACCTCTTCGGATATCGGATTCAGTTCCGTTAAACAGTTGATATCTTCGATCTCGTCATCTTTAAACACACGGATAAGGCCCCAGGTAATCCCTGTGAGGAATACATTCCGGTATGGCTTGCTGGTCTCCAGGAATGTGATAACAACCTTGTTATAATAATCTACGATTCCATAACAAAAATAATTGTATGTATCCGGATCATAGTTCTGATCAGCCAGCAGCGTATCATCCCGATACCATTTGATGTTGACCTCGCTACAGTAATCCCCAGAATAATCATTAAATGTCAAGGTTATCCCCACACTGGAATGGTTCTGACCAAACGTGAATGTCAATGCCGGAGGCGCCGTGAAGCGCCCATCTGCATCCGATATACTGTCACTGACATATCCCATATCATCCAAGGTATCCGGAGCATTACTATACCCTCCGTCCATCTTGGCGTATCGCGGCAGGCACAGGGCATAATCTGGGAACTCAACGCCCACCTTCAGGTCCTGCAAGTCAACATAGTAATCCTTGTCATCCGTTGTAGCTGTATGATCATCCGCGGCTCCCAGGGCAATATCATCATAGACAATCTTAAGTCCGCCGGCATCCGTCATCCTTTGGTTTTTCAGTACGGACAGCCACAGATATCGGTATGGCCGGTTGGTATCCAGGAATGTGATAACCAGCTGGTTAAACAACGGTACTTTGGCCCGGCAAAAGTACTCCACCCCATCTGGCGCAAACTCCTGCTCCTGGACCAGTTCCGCATCCTTGTACCAGGCAATTCTCAAATGGCTGGCATAATCACCAGACACCCTGTTAAAAACCATGGACACGCCATTGCTGGTCTTAAGTCGGTCAAAGGTGACCGTTATCACTGGCGGCACCCCAAAGGCCCCATCCTGGCCACTCAGGGCCGTGCTGATGTACCCATTCTGACCATGCCCCACCACATCCGGCACATTACTGTACGTCCCATCCATCTTAGCGTATCGGGGCAGGCAGTAGGCATATGGCGGCATGTTCTGTTCATAGCTTGTTAGATCATCCACGGAGGAGTACGGCTGCTGTCCATTGGTCTCTACCCTTATGTCCCACTTCATCTCTTACCGCCTCCTCTGTGGTTCCATGGCTGTGAAGTTTAATGACAGCCCATCCATGCCCCAGATGTTCTTCCCGTTCCGGATCCGCAGCTTATCTTTACCCTGGCTGACGTAAGCTTGGAAAGTCAGCGTTTCCTGGCCATAGGGAAATGTCATCTCATGGCTTGCATAGTTCGGATCGGATATGATGTTGTAAAACGCATCATAGGATGCCAGGTCGTCCGTCTTGGGGTATATCTTCATGGAATAATTGTAGAAGGTCCCTATGATGTCCCTATCCATGGTGTAGTCCATGGTACGTCCGGACTGCTCGGAATCTGTAACGGCAAAGCTGCGTTCCAGAGAATCCTTCTCCACCTCAACGTTATACGCCTTACCATCCAGTAAAAATACCTTATCCATATCAACCTCCTACAATTACCAGGCTTACGCCCTTGCGGGCTGCCTCTTTGTCAAGTTCCGGTTTCAATACCCGGGCCAGTGCAGCCAGATTCCCGGTCAAGTTCAAGACTATCTGTATCGGCCGGTTCCCTTCCGCCTGCAGGCGGCTTATCATCTCGTCCATTTTAGCAATCAAAGCGCTTAAAGTCTCCTCCTGGCCATACCCAACCGTGTTCCTCATGCTTGTGGACATCTCGCCTGCCCTTGGCGGCACAACGGTTCCGCTGGCCATTCTGGGCAGATAGGATGCTGCGTTCGGGATGTTGATACCGATAGGCAACTGGATCTCCACACCGTCAAACACATCCAGGACGCCATCCAGCCACTTCTGGACCATGCTCCGGGATGATGCCGCCATAGCGCTAATGCCATTGTTAAATCCGCGCACTACATACTCTGCAATGCCATAAAACTCCTTAGACGGCGAGTTGATGTCAAACTCTTCCTCGGCCTCTTCCATGGCTTCTCTCGCCCACCTTTTAATGGCATCCTTTGCCATGTAAGCAAAGTCAGAGATACCATTGGCGAATCCCTCATTGATCCTCTTTGCCATGTCATAAAATGCTTTATACATCCCTCCGGTTCCTTCCAGGTCACTGTCGCCCCAGAACCATTCCTTTACATTCCTTGCCCAGGTCTCCATGGGTGACTGGGTTTCAGTATGGCTGCCATCAATCTTAGTCTTAAATGCCTGGATGATCGTATCGGCAAACTTAGTCCAGGACAATTCATTTACGCCTTGTACATCATCTGCTCCCACAAACCACTTCCTGACATTCTCTGCCCAGGTCTCCATGACGCTCTGGGACTTTGTATAGTTCTTCGTGACGCTGGTATTAAATCCAGACAGGATATTTGTGGCCCACTGTTTGGACTCCGTGGAATCACCGCTGCTGATACCAAACTTATCTTTAAACCATGATGATACCCCAGTCGCCCAGGACTTGATCACACTCTGAGATGCTGTCTGCTCGTTGGTCACTCCTTGATTGAATCCTGCCACTGTGTTAGAGCCTATGCCAGCCAAAACGGTTGACGGACTATGAATACCCAAAAGGCTTTTCACGCCATTGACGAAAGGATCCGTGATATGCTGCTTAATGAATGCTCCGGGGTTGGAGAAAAACTCTTTAATGCCATTACAAAATCCATCCCACAAATACTGCCCCATGCCTGCCATGACTGTGGATGGGCTGTGGATGCCGAAGGCACTTTTGAATGCATCCATGAATGGCTTGAAGACATTGTTCTGTACCCAGGTTCCCACAACCTTCATGGCATCTATGATACCTTTGAAAATCCCGTCAACCACATTTCCGCCGCATTCCTCTATCTTGCCCTGGAAGTATTCCTTCGCGGCAACTACACCATCTGAAATCAGACCTCCTATGATGGCGCCGATACCGCCCAACGCAGCTCCTATTGCTGCAAAGAGTCTATTGGCAACCGTTGCCCAATCAATGTGCTCCAATGCTGTAGCCACGCCATCACCAAATGCCCACCAGTCCGTTTCTGTGATAAATGTCACGAGGGCATTTAAAATCCCTATCACAATGTCGCTGATGGCTGTTCCGGCGCCTGCCCAGTCAAAGGTCTGGAAGAACGTACTAAGGCTGGTCGCAAGCTGGGTACCAAATTCAATCCAATCAAATGTTGCTGCAAACTCTCCCAGAGTCCTAAAAGCCGCATTTAATCCTGCCGCAAAGAGAAAACCTAGCTGCGCCCAGTCAATCTGGCCTGTGAGTCCCATGAGGCAGGTTGCTATGGCAGCTCCAATCGCCCCCCAATCTACTCCCAGCACAAATCCTAGCAGACCGGATATCTTAGCCTGGAAAAAGGCCCCTATTGTTGCACCAAACAGGTTCCAGTCAATCGTGTCGACCATCCCCATCAGACCTATTCCCAGTGCATTCCCCAGCATGAACCAGTCAATCTGGGTAAGCAGCATAAAGAGTGTAGAAGCAAGTGTGTTGATTCCGGTACCAAACATAATCCCAATGGCGTACCAGTCAATGGTGGCTACCAGGCTGTTAAACAAGGTGGTGAATGCTGTTACAAAGGCTGTTATCTGCACCCCTACGTTATCCCAGCTGATGAACTGTGTAAAACTCTGCACGGCTTCATTGATCTTCTGTCCGATCAGCTGACCGATACCTTCCCAATCCCCAGCTGCAAACATCTCTTTCAACTTGTTTGCAAAGTCACTGATACCTTGATCAATCCCAACTGTCTCAAACATTTCGGATGGGCTGGCCCCGCCTCCTCCGCCTCCAGAATCATCCGCGCTCTGCTGTTGTATCTGCACAAGGTCATCAAATGGAGCCAGGGCTTTCTTGGCCTCTTTACCGGCTGCGTTCGCAGCACCCCCTGTCTTTTTAAGGCTAGCTGCATAATCTTCATTGGCTTTCTTGGCTCGGACAAATGTGCTCCCACCACCCAGCGCAGAAAAGAACTGATTTATGTATCCAACCGCTGTTGCCAACAGATTGATCAGCGTATTAAGTACCGGCGCCACAATGGACAGGATCGGCGCAAATGCTGCTGCAAAGCTATTCTTGAGGTATGTCATATTGGTCATAAGACCAGACATGGCCTGGTTCGCACTGTCTGAATATTGCACCAGGTTCTGCATGCCCTCCTTTACGCCCTGAATGGCTGCCCTCATGGCCATACGGATGAGCATGAGTTTAAACATGTTGGCTAACTTAAAAACACATTGGCTTGCCTTGTTTGATGACTTTCCCAATCCTTTGAGACTGGACACGGCCTGCTTTGCTTTGTTGGCCAGTCCTCTTCCCAGCATCTTTCCAAAACTGGTCACTGTCCGGGCGGCGGATGAAAATGCACTCTTTACAATTCCAGGCACCTTGGACAACTCCTTTTTGGCTACTGCCGGTATCTGGCTGAATGCCTGTGGTACAGTTTTAAATGCATTCAGGATCGACTCCTTAACCCCTACATACCCCTGGGCCTGCTCTGCACCTTGGTTGGACGCTTCCGACACAGCCTGTTCTGCTTCTGCTGCATTCTGTTGCAGTCCATTCATGGCCATGCTAGCCTGACCTCCATATTGTTCCACCGCTTCGGCCCAGTTGTGGATTTTGGAAGCTACCTCACCAAATACTGCGGCCATCGCTCCGGGATCATAATTCATGGATTCCGGGCTTACCGGCACCGCAACTGCCTCCCTGGGGGTTGTCTGTACAGCTTCCATATCCTGCACTTTTAGCTGGTCCATCTGCTGTTTTAGGGCCTGTGCTTCCAGATCCATCTGGTTTAAGGCTGCGGCCCCCTGCTCACCATATCGCACAACTGCATCGGCATAGTTTTGTATCTGCGCTGCCTCTTCCCCGAATACCACCGCCATTGCTTTGGGGTCATAATTTAGTGATTCAGCAGGAGTTGCAACTGGCGCGGCAACCGGCGCGGAAGATGCAACATCTGATGCATTGTCCTGCCAATCGTGGACACTGATCGCGTCCATCTGCTCTTGCAGGCTTTTAACCTGCGCTGCTGACTTATCAGCCGCATCACCAATTGTCTCCACTGCATCCGATGTGCTCTCTGCGCTGCTGGCAGTCTCGGCCATTGCCTGTCCCGCTCCGTTAAATCGGTTCAGGATGTTGGTGGATAACCGGTCCACGGCCTTCGTCAACCGGTCCATTGCCTTTGAAAGGGTAGAAATGCCATCCTCAAACCCATCTATATTGATCGCTGTATCAAACCTTAGACTACCGTCACTGCCGCCTGCTGCCATATTATCACCTCCTGCCTGCGCATAAAAATAAGACGCTCATCCAGCGCCTTAACCCAACAATTTATTCCAATACTCAATCTCCGCTTGTTCCTCTTCGGTATACCGTCTTTTGACGTCACAAAGCTTTTTGTTGTTCCGATAAAATTCCTGCTCCCACTTTTCCAGTTTCTTGCCTTTGGCCTTCTTTTGTCGGATGCCCAGGACTGTGGAAAAGGTTCCTTCCTCGATCTCCATAAAATACCCGGAAAAGGTCCACCAGTGGATGTACGGGACCGCCCTGGTCTCCATACCCGCCACTTTGTTGATAGCAGGGAATAGGATAGGCTCGTCCTGTTCCCAGTCCATCACCTTCCTGGCCGGCTTCTTATCGTCATCTTCCTGACCGCAGTCCACGAACCACTTAGCCCGCAGTATGGCTTCCTCCATGTGCTCCTGTGGTATATGGTAAAAACTATCCCGGTACAGCCGCTTCATCAGGATCTCAAGTTTTTCTGCCGCCGTGAAGTCTGGATCATTGCAAGCAGCCAGGAATACCAATATGTTCCGGTAATCCGTCTCTATGGGATAACTGATGCCGCTTATATCAAGGCTGGTGGGTAGTACGCCAATCATTGCTTGATGTCCTTCAGATACTTGTTCATCTTTTCCCTGCTCTTTTTGTTGTATGCCTCAACCGCAGGCTTCATCAGCACAAGCAGGCTGTCCAGGACTTCCTCGTACAGATATTTCTGGCCAATGATACAAAGCGGAGACTGGCCGGCAAAGATCATATCATATACATCAGATAAAAATATACCATTAAAGGCTTTCCGCATCTCTGCTGTAAACTCCCCTATGTATGCTCCGCTCTTTTCCAAGTCTCCCTTGGGACTTCCATCCGGATTCAGTTCTATTTCTGCAGGAGGCTTATAATCTTTAAAATGTTTCTGCACATCCAACACTCGGTTGATGATTTCAGGGTCAGCCGGGTTAAACCGGATAATCCGCGTGGGATCGTCATTGATCGTAAAACTCTCGTATCCATCATTAAATGATAAGTTCTTCATTTTCGCCATCAGGCTCTGCCTCCTCATGATCAATTAGATATACCGCAGGCGGATCTGCTGCCGCCCGCGCTTCTGTTCAGGTATCTGCTGTAAAAGTCTTTGTGGCAAGCACGAACTTACCCTTGACCCTATTTCCGGTATGGTGCACATTGAACGGGATCTGATATCCGGTCGTATCACCGCCATAGCTGGATACCTCTATGATCGCATCCTCTTTATAGGCCACGTATGTGCCGTCCGCTGAATCAACCGGCTCCCACAGATGGACCTCCACTACGCTGGTTTTCAGATCATCCAGGGTCTGCTGTTCGTCTACAATCCCCTGGAGACGCTCAAACAGTGGCTCTCCGATTTCGGCATAGTATGGCTCCACACTGGCCTGGGGCTGATAGCTGTCCAGTGTAACGGACGTCTCACCCCAGATATTATTCTTAGTTTCTACATTGGCGTTCATTTCTACAATGTACTCTTCCAGGTCTTTCCCCAAACGGACGTAGGATTCCTTGGATTCAGACGGAAGGGCCGCATCAATGTAGTTGGCCATAAATTTACGTTTGATCTTTCCTGTGATCGTTTCTGGCATTTAAAATTCCTCGCTTTCTATTTTGTAGGTCACCTGTATCTGTATCTGGTACAGGATGCCATCGTTAACTGTCTCGCCCATGGGCTGCATAGACATTGCGTTAGATGTGATGGCTTTTATGAATCTTGCTTCAAGCTCCTGGTTTCCGATATTAGCTACAAGACCGCCCTCTTCAGGTAGTCGCTCCAGCCAGTAACCAAGTTCCAAGAGAAAATTGCTGTTGGCCAGCCGGCAGTAATCCGTGAAGGATGGCGCTACCGCATATATGGCAAAGTTATGACGCCGGGTCTGATTACCCAGCATGTCCTCCTTGACCAGGCTGTCTCCATTGCTGGACAGGCCATAACTGGAGCCCGGCTCCGTGAAGTCCACATGGATATCACTGTCTACCAGAAACTCCGATATCTTCGGATACTCTGTCAGTTTCTGCCTCATGTAATCTATGATCGTCATGTCTTCTCTCCTTTATCTATTAGGGCCTGGGCCGCCTGTAGTATGTCATCCCTGTGGTCGGCCTTCATGCGGTCGAACCATTTCTTGCCGCGCATGGGTGCACCAGCATAGGTCAACTCCCGGTCCGTGGGAACCTTAATCTCATTCTCTTTGGCCCAAGCGCTGCCCGTTGTCGGTGATACATATAAAATGCCCTCGTGCAGATAATGGGCATACGGACCCGGTATGTCAATCTGACCGGAACCAAGCACTGTGGCCATGACCATCATGTGCTCCAATTCTCCGGCTTGCCTGCGCGGCATGTAGTCGCTCATATACCGCATGGTCTCACTATCTACCAAGCGCTGCACCGGGCCGCCATCCTGCAGTCCATGGTTCCTTTTGATAGTTTCTGCGGTGCTTATGTTAAGTTCCACCTTCATGCCCTCACCCCCTACTTGCAGGCCAGCTCATAATGCTGCACCGACTCGCTGCCGTATAACCGCTCATCTACCGTGACCACTGTCAGGAATCCATAGGCTGCCTTAAGGGCTGCCAGGGACTTTGACATAGCCTCCTGGCTGCTACAGTCTATCTCGTCCTCAATAATGCCCTTGGCAGCCAAGTCCTTGCCCTGTGTCAGTTTTATGGGACCGTCCAGGCTTTCCAGCGGGATGACCAGGAGCACGGATGTACCGTCCCGCTGGCCGGTCTTAAGATAGGTGGATTGCCTCACATCCTCCCAGTACACGCCCTCTATGGGCATCCTGGTGTACTTCTCGGCCTTCCCCTCTTTGCTGTATAAATACAGCGTCACATCCGCATTGGTATACATATCACACCCCCTGATAACACAGGCCGGTATCTGCCAGCCACTTCATAACAATGCTGCGCTGTTCCTTGGCCGTGGCCTGTACTGACTCCTGAACGCTGGAAAAGCTGACCGAATAAGTACCGATCTTCTCCGATGCCTTTCCTCCGGATTCTTTCTGCCGTTTCTCCATGCGGTACTCGGATTCCGCCAGTTCACAGCAACACATCTGGACCTCATCGGGGATCTCTGCCACATCTTTCAGTCGGCCGAATGTATACCGGTCAATGATCTGGCTGGCACTGCGCGCATAAAAAGGGAAGCCAGTTGTGATGACCGGCTTCCTTGCTTTCAGGTAATCGTTAATATAGTACATCTCGTCAGTGTATGCCTGCATCATGCCTGCCTCCTTACTGCTTGATGAGGGTTACATCCTTTGTTACTGCCGCATCTGCTACAGTCACGGTCTCGGTAACCTGGCCGTAGCCTGACTTCTTAATCTTCGCCGGATATGTCCCTGCCCGTAGATTAAACTCCGCCGCGCCGGACGCGTCTGTCTTGACCCTGGAGCCATTCACATCCACAATTGCCCCACTAATGGCTGCCGGCGTTTCTGCATTATCCTGAACTGTAAATGTTACCTTCTGAGTGGTTACTGCTGTTGCCGGTTCCAGATATGCAAACGGACAGCCTACACGGTCCTCGTCCATCCTGGTTGCCGGGTTAGGCAGTGCCCACCCCATCCGGAATACGATACGCAGGGCAACCATATCCTGCTGCGCCAGGTTGTAGACGATTTCCTTCGTTGTCGGGTCCTGGATGACGCCCTGGTCAAGAATCTTCACCGTCACATCTTGGCGGATGGAATATACCGCCTGCTTGAAATCGCCCACAATCAGCTGCGCAATGGTGTTGTCATAGGCGCCGTTCTGCGGAAAGTACATGGGCGCCCCATCCAGCGCGTAATTCGTGGAACCCTGCATATCAGATTTGAAGATGAGACTGCCATCCTCTGCGCGAATGCCCCTCAGTTTTGCCCTCATGGTCATGGCAGCCAGCGCACCGGTTGCCATAAACCCATCTTCCTCAACCTTGGAAATGACGCCGCCCTCACCCAGGAGCAGGTTATAATAATCCGGACTGGAACCTACAGCCACGTTATTACCCGCCTGCCTGGCCAGCGTGATGATGTCATTCTGCCAGTTACGCGGACGATTCACGCCAAAAATGATGGCGCTGTCCACGCGCTGGCCAATTGCCTCGTTAACCCTCGGTGTAATCTCACCGAAGATGTCGAACTCCGCATCATCCAGCACTGCCTCGGAAATCGGCACAATGACTGCCAACTCCGCAGCCTCAATGAATACATTATCCCAAGCCTGTCTGGTTGTCTGCTTCATTCCGGTGTCGCCATCCACCCAATAGGCTGTGGGCAGGAAATCAAGCACCCTCATCCGGGTCTGGTTGCTAGTCATGTTTGGCAGCTTACGCGCCATGCTCATAAACGTGGACTGCTTCGGAGCGTCCTGGAAAATAGTTGAAATAACCTGTTCGCGGATAATGGCCTCCGCATCAGCCCTGCTTGTAATATTTACAGCCATACTGTATTACCTCCTACTCTCTGCCTAAGATACTTCTTAAGGCATTGTTTGCTTGTGTCCTCGTGTCATCTGTCTTATCTCCCCCGGGGCCAGGAGTTGGTGCAACCACGCGGGGAATACTGACATCCTGAAACAAATATGCATTGTCTTTCTTTACAGCTTCTAGGGCCGTCTTAATATCTGTCTCCTGATTCTTACTGGCTTTCAGCTTCTCCACATCTAGGAAAGGCATGACCGCTTTCAGATCCCTGGGCTTAAACCCTTCTGCGGTGGTTTTCAACAGATCATTGAAGTCCCGTTCCGCCAGCTGCTTCTGGTACTCGGCGTCCTTGTTGGCCAGATCCGTAGTCAGGGTCTGTATCTTCCCCTGAAGTTCCGATATGTTTACGCCTTCAAAACTCTTAAGCGTAGCCTGCGCGGTGGAAAGCTGGGTCTTGTATGTATCCCTCTCCTGCTTGACAGCTTCAATGTCATTCCCGTTCTCAGCCATGATGCTGTCCACCTGCTCCTTGGCCAGGCCCATGTCCTCTAAAAATTTACGTTTCATACTGCTCCTTTCTCACTACGCTTTTCTACGGGGTCGCGTCCCTTGTGGTGGTAGTTTTACGCCGTTCCGGGCAAATTTTAAGCATAATAAAAGCACCTGACTATTCAGATGCTTCAATTATTTCTTTTATTTTTGGTAGATACTTTTTTGTTACATTCTGATAAACCTTATCATGCGGTCCGTCTAGCTGGGCTTTTTTGCGTTCCGGCAGCTTTTCTAATTCCCGCTCAATTTCCTGCATCATTTCAGCAAGTAAAGCGTCATATTTCTTTTTCTTCTCCGGGTTCAAATCTAACGCGCTCATACTTGATATACCCTCTTTCTCGCAAAATCCTCATGGCAGCATCCTGTGACTCATAATCTGGTTCCATAGCATATTTAAATCCTGCCAAATAAATATCATTGTATACCACTTCTGTAATATCCTTTACAACAGACACTTTGTAACTATATTTTGAATTTACACATTGTAATTCACGGATATCTTGATATGCCCTCAAAAACTCAAAGTCATTCTTACCGAAAGAAACAATCCCCTCTGACTCAGGGTGATTATGGGTAACCGTAGCACCCTTTAAATCAATTCCCTCAAGACTTACACTCGTCTCGTCACCTACAGAATAGTACACATTTCCCTTTCGGTCAATAACAAATGAATGTTCAACATCCTCGTTCCGTATCTGCTCATTGTAGTATTCAACAGCCCTGTCTGTATCCCTTGGGTCAATCTGTCCCAACAATTCCGGTTTTCCAGGCGCATCACCTTCTAAACTTCCAGCACCCAGTTTTGCTTTCGGGATTTCTTTTGGTATCCGTAATCGTTCGCGCTGCTGCCGCAGACCCATTTCCTTGGAAAAATCCACATAGGTCTTGTTGGTCAGTCGCAGTCGGCACTTGGCAGCCATAATATCTTCCTTGTCGGCTTCACCGCTCTCCAGCAGCTCCACATCCTGCTTCTGTTTTCGGATAGTACGCTCTAACTTCCGCTGGTGCTGTAAGGCACCATATGTATCATATTCCCGGCCTCTGTATACCTTTTTCTCATTTTCCCGCTTGTTCTGCTCCGCCAGCCACTCATCCGTGTACTTGCGTTTGGATATCCCAAGCAAGAAGGGAAACTTAATATGATAGCAGTTAATGCCTGCGAAACCTAGCATCTCGCCCTCGCCGCAGACAGTCCGCATCTCCTCCGAAGAATACACGCGGCCCTGCCACGATTGATGATTGAGATATCCGGTCCCGGTGTTCCTGGCGCCCATGTGCCAGTCTACTTCCCAGTAGTCCGTCCCCAGCTCCTCGGCGTTTTTGTCACTGACCTGCTTGGTCATCTGGGCGACACCTGTCATCACTGCGCGTCTTGCTGCTACCTCAATCCGATCAGACTTGCCAGATGCATAATCTACGGTACGGATGCCGCTGGCCGTCATCTCGTCAATCACGTCACCTATGGCCTGGCTGTATGTCTTAGTGCCGGTGGTGATCCCCAATATGGCTTTGTCCAGGCTGCGCTCCAGGTATTCGGACAGCGGCGTAAATACCTTCTTACCGCCGCCCATCGGCACGTTGAAGCCTGTAGTCTGGGCGATGTTTTCCAACGGCCTCAATGTATCCTTGGTCTGCCGCTTGGCTGCATCCACAACCTGCTGGAGCCATTGGTTATCCTTGTACGGTAAATAATCCCTACCAGCAGCCTCGTAAATCTCCTTGTTGCGTATGTAATCAGATCGCGCTGCCTGCTCATAGATATCATCCACTTGCAGGTCAGTCTTTTCCAGAGCCTTACCAATCAGTTGCTTAATCCGGATCCGGCTTGTCCCTATGGCGTCCATCCTGATCAGCAGCCAGTCAATAACTGGGGTAATCTGTGCGGCCTCCTTGATCCTCTGTATGATCTCATCCATAATGGATAACTCCAAAGCTGTCATGGTTCGCTCTAATGGCTTTGGCAGTTTCTCAAGTTCTTCTGGTGTCATTTATCTCACCCGCTTTTAATGCATCATTAGATAACAACTCAAGCTTGGAGACCATCCCCATAAAAGGGGACGTATCTGCTTACACCGCCAAAGGATTCTAAATATTCTACTTTTCATCCTGTTCCTCCGTTCGTATTATTTCAAGTATCATAAGGGCATTCCTTCGTACAAAACGTAGTCTTGGTCACATTCCCTGTGATATCTCTATGTTTTTCACTAGCCTCGTATGGACATATAAATTCAACTTCGCTTGGACGGCATACAAGCCTGGAAAACTTTGACACCCCCTTCGGTGTATTTGGTTCATTATACTCTATTACTGCTTTCCCGCACTCAATTGATAATTTAGTCATGTCATTTGATGATACTTTTATATTCCCTATCCTGACCCATAGATCTTTTAACTTCATATCCTCACTCCTCCGTCAATGCTGGTTCCGGCAGGTTCTTGGCTGCCTCCTCCAGGGTTTCGCCGTACCACCTGGCCCTGTATTCTGCCAGAGACATTGCACCCATTGCTACATCCGCCCGGTCGGTCTGGCGCTCCAATTCCGCATCTACGATCACGCTGTCGTCCCAATCAGATGACACCTCATAGTTACTGCCGGCTGGAATCAAGCCATACAGTGCGGCCCAAAAACTCATGGCATACACCAGATCCTCCAGGGCATCCTGCAGGGCCATCTGGGTATCTGACACCATTACGTAAGAGCGTTGCCGGCTGGTCTTAATCTCAGTGGCCGTCTTATCCACGCTCTGCGGATCTGACAAGGTGCCGTAGGCCAGATTACAGTTAAACTCCACTAGCTTCAGCTGGTTATTGAATCCATTAAATAAAGCTGTATCCCGGATCTCTGGGCTGAATGTATCAATGAATGGTTTATCCGCCGCACCGGTATTGTAATCAACGTTACGATATAGCCGCTCCTGACCTCCAGGATATTCGTATTTATCCTGATCCTGGTTGTACTTAAGTAAGGATGTGGCTATGTGCACGGCCAGCTGTGTGCCCTCATACTCCCAGCATATGTTGGAATACCGCCTGTCTGCCTCTTTGATGAGCCCAATTGCCCTGGAGTATACCGACACCCCAAGCGGACTGTCCGAATCGTCCGCATTGGCCAATGGTACCTTGAAATATCCGAACAGTAACCGATCCGCGCCCTCAAGTAACAGTTCTGGTACCAACTCGGACCATCTGTCAATGGAGTTGACCGCCACCTCACTGCCAAGGCTATAATCATTTGTAGCCACAAAGGCTCGGTTGGTAATATGCACCCGGTTCCCCTGTAGCGTATGCACTTCCAGTCTGATATATATCTTCTGCCCCTTACGGAACTGCTCCGTGAATACGCACTGCGTAAGCCGACCAGAACTATCGAAACCCAAAGGAAAGAAGCAATCTGCTTGTACGAACTGTACTTCAATTCCCTGCTTCGTGATATATGGCTTCATAATCAGGCCACCTTTTGCGCATCCGTACTCAACATACCGCCGCAGATCCTTGATCACTTTACGCTGATATTGCTCATTCAGGTAATCCGCCGCTGGCCCTCCAGTCACCTCAGACTTAAGTTCCAACGTTACCAAGCGCGCAATCTCTGAGGCAATAGCTGGCGCAAGGTTAGCACTAAACACATCCTTGTTATTCACCCACGGTGACCTGTTTTCATACATCCTGGTCCAAAGTTCAATCATGTTTGCCATCTGGGACGTCATACACACGTCCACCTGGGTATCCGCATTCTTATTCAGGACATTTATGATCAAGTCTAACATCTTTGTGAATTTCATTACCACCACCTCCTATCCGTATTTGATCAGACGGCTAATCTGCCGTTCAAACGTGTATTCAAAGCTATCCAAGCTATCAATATCACTCGTACCATCATCCAGCCTGACGTTCTTGGTTAATTCCTTGGGATCCCACACGGCTGTGCTTAGAGCATCCACAAGGCTCTGACACTCACCCTGGATATAATAAAAACGCCCCTGCGCCATTAGAATAGCGGTGGCGTTGATCCTATCATTGACCTCAGTTTTTAGGGCATTTTCTACACGAACCCAGCCAAGACCGTGTTTGCGTAAGCTGGATCGGATCCCGGCTATCAGCGTCTGCTCTGCGTTGTCTGCATATACGGTTGTGATAAACCCGTACCGGCCTATGATCTTCTGGCAGAAATTACAGAACATGGTTCCCAGCATCTCCGGGTCAATTTCAATCTGGTTCCCTTTCTCATCCTTGCAGCCTATCCATTCTGATGCAAGAGCGATCACATTATGATATCCCCTGGTGATGGCTGTGGCCGTGAAAGAATGTCCGGATCCGCTGCCACCGAAGTCAATTCCAAGGATAATTTCCATGATGTCCTTTGGCTTGTCAGTCAGGCGGAAGACATATTGTTTGATACTTGTATCATCAGCAAACCGGCGGTAGATAAGGCCATTGGCCACCACGCGCATCCCCTTGATGTCCCGCAGGTACCAGATACTGTTTTTGTCATACCGGCTTTCAACCTCCCGGAGACGTTCCGGAGTGATGTTGATGTTGTCGTAAATGGTACAGTGCATGTAGTTGTACCCGCCTGGGAAGTCCCCTGCATCCGCCTGTCGCTGATACTTGTCTATATACTCTGCATAAATGGGCGCCCTTGGGTTATCCGGATTCAGGTCCCAGAATACCTTTAGCCGCTGTGCGGCCAGCTGACGGTTAAATGCTTCCTTGATGGTGTTGTCATGATGCAGATTGATCTCTGTTGCGATCCACATGCCATAGGAGTTGCCGCGGATCTTTTTATAACTATCTTCCTTGGCAGCACCGGCAAATATTACAATCTTCTGCTTTCCCCTTGTGTCCGGCCCCTTGATAAATAGTGCCTCATTGTCCTTGTACTTCCCCCAGTGGCACTGCCCACGAAATATCCATTCAAGGCCAAAACCATTGGCATCACCAATGTTAAGCTTGGCATTGGCCATTGTAGATCCAGTGGCCAGATGGATACGATCAGGCGTGGTCTTCAGTTCATGGGCAAAGGCAAACACATTGTCCACCGTCTTGCCGGCACGAACAGCACCCTCGGCCACGTTATACATGCAGGTCTCACATCTACGGATATACTCCTTGTGCTTTTCAGAAAAGTTAAAAGGGATGGTCTTTTTCCTGACAAACCTATTTACTGCCACCATAGATATCACCCTCTATCCCATCCATATCCTCCAGTTCCTGGTTGTTACCTGTAAGCTTATCTGTCTGAGCCCGGAGTTGTGCAATCCGCGCTTTCTGCTCTTCGCTGGCCAGATCCATATGACCTGCAATCCAATCAAGCGCCCTCATGCGGTCTGCCAGTTTAATACTGGCACCGTCTTTGCCCTGCTTCACCTCGGTGATGAGCGTACCATCCACCCGCACTGATTCCCGAAAGCGTACACTGTTGATCTCCTTCATCAGAGGAACCTTCTCTCCGGTTTCCTGATCCTCAATCTCAACAGGTCCAAACGCTCCCATGACCTGGACTTCCTCCCTCCCGAACTCTACAAAATCCGTGATATCAGCAAAGGCAATATCCATGTACTTCTGAAAGATATCATGCTCATCTAACATCTCACGATTGAGCCGGTTCTGCTTGAGCCTCATGATCTCCTCCTTGACACAAGGATTTACAAGGAGCTTATATCCTTCTGCGTTTGCCACATCATATGCGCACCCATAAGCCTTCTGATATGCTTTCGTGGCATTGAAGCATCGAACATAATGCAAACAAAAAAGTCGCTGCTTATCGGTCAGATCAGGATTCTCCATCACCTGCTTGACCTCTTCAGCCACGACTTTTCTTTTTTCTTTCCGAACGTTCGCTTTCTTTTCCGAACGCTCACTATTATCCGAACGTTCGCTTCCCCACTTGTATGTTGATTTCCAGCGGCGGACCGTCCCCTCTGGCAGAATCAGTTGACTTGCAATCTCGACCAATTTAATGCCCTTCAGGTACATGGCCTTTGCCTGCTCTATTCTTGGATCTGGCGCCCTGGCCATGCTGATCACCTCTTTTATGTTTGTTCTGTAAAACAATGCTGCTCACCCAGTGTCTTGGTGGTCTTATCTAACGCCAGCAGCATATTGTAATTCATGACTATCTCTGTTGCCCAGATTACCATCAAACGATAGTCGGCCAGTGTCTTTGTCTCCTGCATTGTACGTTCCCATATAGCCTTTGTAAGATCCATGTTCCGTTCTTCAATCACCAGCCATGCTGGCTTCACTCCTAATAACGGTTTCTTTGATAGTTCTCCCATGTTATCCTCCTTGTGTGCAATAAAATGGCACCCAACCTCGCGGATGAGTGCTTAAATAGCGAAGGCAGGATTTGAACCTGCGACCTCCGGGTTATGGGCCCGGCGAGCTGCCAGACTGCTCTACCTCGCATTAATGTGTACCTGCATCTAAGTACCCAGAATCTGGATACCCGATGCGCCAGTACAATGTTCCCTAGCACTACGCGGCCGGGATGCGGATACCTTTGCGCATTGGTTTGGTATCAACCAAGTCAGCCGCCAGGCTGTGACACCTGGCGACCGTTGTATAATGGGGGGGGGGAGGATGCTTCTGCCCTCTGGCTTCCGCATGATAACATCTTAGCATGATTCAGGCGAACATGACCGAACATTTTTAAATTTCCTCAAAAAATCTATTATTCCTCACTCTGCAACTATCCTCCGTGAACTTCACCCGCCGCTTTGGCAACATGCGGTTCATTGCCTGTGCCACCTTCCACCAGGGCAGGCCATCTATGTAGTACAACCGGAACATAATCCGCACCTCACTCTTTGATATACTCTGGATATATTCCTCCGCCAGGCATGTTAACTCCAACAGTTCTGCCTCCTTGCGCTCCAGGATCTGTCTGTACCGTTCTCTCAATTTTTGTTTCCGGTAATAATCCGGTACTGGATAGCCTGTAATCTTAATACTTCCAATCGTACCATCTGATCGCGTTCCTTTAACTGTGTCTGATACCTGATGAGGCCCTTCCAAGAATCTGTCCAGCTTTTTGATCCGCTGTCTTATGTCCTTTATCTCCTCTTTCATCTCGCAATATTGTATCAGCACCTCCTTATCCATCGGTATCACCTCCCATCACTACATGTCAATCTCAATGTCGCATTCATCCTTTAAAACCGCCCTGATATCATCCAGCGTGTACAATCCTTTATCAAACTGCCGGTAAAACTCCAGGCAGTAGTCCACAAAGCGTTGCTCCCGGCTCTTACCATCTACCTCGCGCCGGATCAGCTGTCCGAAGTGATCCTTAAACATCAGAACCGGTATTCCAAGCATCAGAAGGAATGCCGTCTCTGCCGCATCATGGGTGGCCTTCTGTTTCATCCCCTGCATCTGGTCCCTGGAAAGATTGTATGTAGGCTGCTTTCTGTTCTGACGCTCCAAACGGCGCCTTTCTGCTCTGGTCATAATATCGTCTCACTCCCTTCGGTGGCTCCCGCAGTTCCGGATCCGGGCAGGCCACTGTATATGTATAGGCCGGCATCCTGGCGGACCAAGTGTTTGGTGGCGGCTCCTTAATGGCTGATTCCGCGGAAGCCGCTACAGCTGATAACCGTAATACCTTATTGGCCTTTACCTGTTTACTGTCTGCTTTCTTTTTCAATTAAGCACCTCCCTTCGTATTTCAAATTTCAGTTTTCCTGCTGAATGCACAACCGTCTATACTGACTTAATGTCAGTTCCTCGATATCCTGACTCTTAAAATACTCTTTGAATGCTTCGACTGGCGCGCTACTGGCAGGCGAACCATCAGCTATTGTCAATTCCGCTGTGAATTTCTGGTCACAGATATGAAAATATCTTTTCATAGGCGACTCCTTTCTTCCAGTTCTATCGAAAATGTTAAGTTAACGTCAGATGTTTACTTGCTCAACACCTTTCATAATCCTTTTTATACAATCCTCGCATAAATGATGTGTTTTAGTTCCATATGGTCTGGTAGGAATCGTAACACTGTAAATTTTATATATCGGTTTATGAAATTCCGAACTATTTCTAAAATTTGGTGCCCCACATACACAATACGCATGTTCTTTTATCAATTCCACTTCTGGATATAACATACTTTAATTTCCTCCACTAAATTTTAATTCTCGTGCTTTCTAATTAGCTGTTCACATTCCTCCGCTGTTAATTTACACTGACAACATTGGCAATATTCTCCCGTTGCATCACATCCATAATCCTCATCATACTCATTCCCATTGCGAAATGGGATAACTATGACATAAGGGCAATTATAAAAATCCATATACTATTCCTCTCTCCAGAACTCACGGAAATTTTAACTTATATGATATAATCGGCACTGCGGAACAAAAGATTGGGGAATATATTAACAGCGACATTCCTAAGTGCTACAAACAAATTTCCCCTATCGTCAAAGCGTTCATCATGTCCATTATTCAATACATATACGGTTGGTACTCCATTTTCGTCATTTCTGACAAAATAATCTGTTTCTTCGTCAAGTACAAAATCCATATGTAGTGTGCGACATAATATTCTAAACGCCTCCGCATCATCTATATCAATTTTGCATGTTAATTTAACACTTGTATCAAACTTCATATATCACCATTCTTTCAAACTACTATTCCCATAAATGTTAAGTTGCCGGTTGAATAACCGGCGCGTCCGCATACTGTCCGGCTTCCGTGCCAACCTCACGCAGGACTTCCGGGTGATATGGTTCCGGTAACGGCATCCAGGCCAACACTTCATTTATTGGGTAGGTATGATTCAAATCTCCTATGGCCGAAAATGCTGATATCATTTCATATTCGCATTCCTGGTTTGCATATTCCCACTCTTTTCCATCGATATACCTCGCCTCACATGTTTCCAACCATTCGGGATGCGTGCATTGATCTCTATGCCCGGGATCTGCAATCCATTTATGATGCATAATCGTCACGAGAACCCTAACCTCTTTTTCTGGCAGCCGCTCCGTTACTGGAATCCAGCCACAGCAGTCACCACCGCCTTCTTCAATCGCCACCATTGCTGAATTCATACCAGCCATAAACATATGCAATTCAGCATTATTTAATTTTGACTGTTTTAATATTTCTCTTTTCTTCTCATCTACTTTTTTAATGAATCTACTGACATTCATATATGCAATTCCTTCCTCCGGTTCTCCCGGAAATTCTAATTTATCTCTTTCCTGATCGCTTCTGACAACTCCGTTTCCTGTCCATAACAGTTCTCTATACATTCAGCAGCACGTTCAAGCAGTTCCTGCCTTTTCTTGTATCGGATTTGCAAGCAAGCAATTTCTGCCAGTTGCACACCTGTCAGTATTTCTTCTGGCTCCAGGCCGGTATCTTCATACCTTTTTAGTTTCCAGTAAAGTGTCATGGCCTGCTCTTTTACTGCCCTTGCATCAATGACCGCACGTCTTGTTCCTCCCTCTATTGGCTCGTCTGGTATCGTTAATCTGTCCATAGTTCTCCTTCCCCGGTATTCTCTAAAATAGCGATTTTAGTGTCCCAAATACATCACTGTCACTGCCCAAAAACCTACTGCGCAGCCCGCTCCAAGCCACACTCCCATAAATATGTAGGTAGTCATGTCCTCAATGTATTCCTTGATCTTTTCCTTCATCTCATTCTCCTTTAGCAATTTTCCAACCTAATTTCTATTGCGCCTTCCCGGCATGCACTCAAAATGTATGTGCAGCTCCGTCCGCCGCCTTGTCTTGATATACACATGATCTCCGCTTATCTCCCTGCCGCACTCGCTGCAGATGTAGGTTCGGGGTTCCGGCTGTTTTTTTTTCTTTTGGCTTAATTACCCTGTCACTCCTTCCCATATCGCTCCCGCTCCCTGGCCTCCAGTTCATCCATAAACCAATTAACTATCGGCGCTGCCACCGGTTCCTCCTCCATGGTCGGGGCTGGTCCTTCCCACTTTCTGACCAGGTGGGTCCCATATCTGGCTTTGATCGCGTCAGCCTCGCTTAGAAGGATATCCCACTGGTCTGAATCCCTGGGTGGAACATTATCTCGCCATTTTTTCCAGAACCGGTTATATACATCCTTGAATATATTTGATACAATTTTATTATTCACGTTTCCTCCTGTTGGGTCACAACTGGTTACAAGGATTTGTAACCACTTTTATACCTTCAACCCCGCATAAACACTAGGTTTTTTATCATCGGTTACAAAGTTACAAGGTTACAAAGTTTTTCTCTCACGTACGCGAGGTATATATAATGCCAAAACCACACTGTTTTTCTCACACATATATGTCTTCCTATAAGCTTATAAAAAGCTTGTAACTCTTGTAACTTTGTAACCGCACCCTTCAAACCCGCATGAATCCTAGGTTTTTGGGTTACAAAAGTGTCCTGGATTTTGTGACCGGCATATATATTTCTGTAACCGTGATTAATCAAAGGGTAATTCCCCATCATCTGCAGGCACAAATTCTTCTTGGTCATAAACACGCTCTGCCATATTGATACATGCACAGCGCGAGGCCTTTCCGTTCACCTTTGCTGATTTATACAGGTTGTCCTTACCTTTTGACAGCCTGCCGGCCTGATCTAACCATGAAAGTAATGCTTTGGGATTATAACCTCCCTCATCACACACACGCTCAAACACGCTTTTTATGAATCTAACCTCATCCCCTGCCGCTGAGCCAAAACACGGATCTGCATTGGCCTCAAATTTGGCAGAGTTGCTTACATAAAAATCATGGATATATTCATAGCCACGGGCGCCAACATCAACGGCCTCCTTTGTATGAAGGTACGGTTCTATGTCTTCCACTGTTAGGCCCCGGCCATCACAGAAGATCCATTCCGTAGCCAGTGCATCCGCTGTCAGGATTATAGCTGCTGCCATAGTCTGCTTCTCCGTGCTGGATGTCCCCAGGTCCTGATAGAACTTTTTGTATAGCGCCGTTGCTTTCTCCTTGGCTGGCTCAGTGGACATAAATGCCATAAAAAGCTTCCCGGCGTGTCCATAGTTCGCGCGAATTGTCTCCAGCACATCGATCACATCATCAAATAGGTTATTGCGGCATTCAATTTCAATGATACGATTCACAGCCCCTCCGCCTGATGCAGCGTGGGTAATAGGGGATTCTCCAGATGTGATGGTGCAATTCTTCCATATTGGAGTTCTTTGCAGCCCGCCTGTCTTAGCTCCTCTGGTTCGCCCCACTCCCTCGCATAACATATATACCGTCTGCTCAAATGATTTCTTATCCTTTACTAGCTGAAACTCATCCAGTACCAAGGGAAGATTATTTACAAATCCAGCCAACTGCTCCAGCCCCACAAGGGTGCCATTGAACGTCTGCAGATATCCAGCCCCGTCATTTGGATCTGCCCAAATAGACACTGACAGAAGCTGTGCGACTGTCTTCCCGGTCCCAGAACCGCCCCAAAGATGCAGGATAAAGTTGAGTTTCCCAATTGCCCTTATTATCACGGATGCAAATCCGGCAGCAAGTGCTATCCTTGCCACAGAATCTGTCTTCCTGACACCCCTGGCAGCTTCAAGCCACTTTTCATAATCCCCGCACGGATGCACGGATTCAAAGACCTTCCTGAAATTATCCAGTCCGTCAAACTCCAGGTTGTCCATATAAGGACTAAAAAGCCCATTTGATGTCCACCCCAGATGACTGACTGATTGTGATTCTGGTATAACATTGTGGTTCAGATCCTCTATGTCCTGTAGATATTCCACCAGGTAGGAGGCATTTTTATCTGATACAGAAATGTCCATATCTGCCAGTTTTTTAACTTCTTTGGCGCTGAACAGCATACTTTTATTGGCTATGACTTCTTTCCAGCCCTTGAAATCCCGCCGAAACATTATCTTCAGACGTACCGTGCCGTCATCAATATTGACCAGGCGCTGCACCGGTATGATAGGATGCACACAGGCAACATCCATTCCCTGGTTGTCATTCCTGCGAACAATACCCTCATCGTTCGCGATCCAGTCCCCAGTGTATAGCTCAATCGGCTGGTCCCTAAAATTGGTCATGTTATTGACCACGCTGTTAATCCCGCCCCTGTGCTCTTCGTGTTGGCTGAAATATGCTTTGACCATAGTACTAAACCGCTTAAACCCTACCCTTTCAGCATTGGCGTTCAGTTCGTTGAACAGCTGCATATATGTAAACCCTGAGTCACGGTGCTCAAACAGGAAGCGGTAAGGTTCTTCTGTGTTAAACTCTTCCTTGGTGTAAACCTTAACTACATCATTCATCCAACTCCCTCATCTCCTCCTGTTCCTGCTGTTCTCCGAATGCTAAGACCTCATATTTATACTGGTTGATTTCCCTCATGGTATATGCCGTTGCCCATTCGTCTGTCTGCGGATTCATTCTGGGGATCAGTTTATCTAGCAATCTCAGGGTCCCGCATATCTCATCCAATTTTTTACTATGCCATGCCCGAAACTGCTTTTCCCTCTCTTCACGCGCTTCCTTTTCCATACGGAACCGCACCCGTTTCCTTTGCAACGTCTTCCGCTCTCCTTGCTGGTAGGTTCCGCCCAGCAACTGAAATGCCTCCCTGAATGAGATGTCATCCATCCGCATGACAAAATCAAAAATATCTCCATGGGCGCCGCAGGCATGGCAGTAATAATCCTTTTCATATACTTTCAGAGATGGTGTCCTATCTCCTTGATGGAAGGGACAGCAGATGAACCCTGACCGATTTGGCTGGAACCCATAACGTGCCACGATATCCCTCATGCTGTATATGTCCTTGACTTCTTCACTCGTCATTCTCCGCCTCTCAGTAGTTCAATAATGCGCTTACCGGTACTTCTCTTTGAACAGAATAACCATTCCACACCGTAGGAAATATGTGCTCTATACATCTCCTCCATTACCTTGCGTCCGCTTGCATATGAATACTCGCTCTTCCATTTTGCAACGTCCTTTATGCTTCGATAAGGTCCTCCATGTTCAACCAGGATGATCATTTTGATCCCTTCCTCTTTTGATCTCCTGATCTCTCTCCAAAACCTGGAACTGTCATTACTGCAAAGATTCTGGCAGCATTCCTGTAGGTTCTGTTTCCGGTCTATTACGATCCCTGGTCTTTCGGACAGCATATAGTCAGCTATATCCAGCTTCTTTACGTCATATTCGATATTGTGACGCTTAAAATAATCAGCTATATGCTGCCATTTCCGCTCCCTTGTGTCTACGATCACCAATCCATGACACCACCTTAGTTAAACGGAAGGGATTCATCTTCAACGCCATCCGGAATGTTCACAAATTCATTGGTTTCCTGTGCCGGACTACTTGGACCAGCTTTCCCAGACTTCGGTCCGCAAAAGCTCGCCTTATCAACCACACAGAGGGTGCGGTTCTTCTTTTCTCCGTCCTTGTCCCACTCCTCCGTTACCATATGTCCCTCTATTACAATCTCCTGGCCTTTACCAAAATACTTATTGACAAATTCAGCCGTATTTCTCCACGCCTTACATCTCAGAAAACACTTTGTTTCCACTTCCTTATATTTTTCTGACCAGGCAACTGTAAACTCGCAATTTGCAACCTGGCTTTGTGTATATTTCAATTCCACATCTCGAACAAGTCTTCCTTGTAGGATGATTTTATTCACCACTGTCACTTTCCTCCATCTTTGCTTTTTCTTTTTTCATGCATCCAAGACACAGTTCTCTTCCACAATTTTTTATGGCAATATCAGCCAGTTCACGTGCCGTCTTTCCGGCAGCTGCCGCAATCTCCTTCCCACAATCTTTGCAAACAAGTTTTTCAATTGTAGGCACCTTTGTCCTGATCCGTAAGGCCTCAACCGTTTCTCCAAATGCCTTGACCTTTGCAATATAGACTGCTATGTATTTTCCGCTCCAGTCTTCAATGTATGGCGTATCATAAAGCTTAGTGATGGTTTTGCAGTTCGTAACATTCAGGATCATTGGTTTGACAGAATTGTCCGTGAAATGAGCCACCGTACAAACATCCTTCTTACTGCTTGTAGGGTTATACACTTCCTCCTGCCCGACTGTTTTAATCTGGACAATCAGATCTTTTCCTGGCTGTAACGCATAGCTTCCAAGGTAATCAGGATTCTCTAATTTCTTCCAATGGGTCTTATCCATCAATAATCCTCCTCCAGTAACTCTGTGATCAGATTCATTGGTCCTTCATATCCGTACCAATTTCCAGTTTTTTTGCAGTCATGATATACTCCGATCAACTCCCGGAACTGGTCATATCCCTGAGCAATGTATTCTGGCGTGCATATATATATCCGGACGGCATAAGGAGCAGCCTTTTCCTGCGCTACAAATGCAAAACCATATGATTCAAACGTGTTCTGGAATAATCCTTCCGTATACATTCCTGCTTGCAGCTTATACCCATACTTCCTACACGCCCTCTCGAAATGACCATCTTCGCAGGAATCCGTGGTTTTATAATCAACTATATACCTTTGTCCTTCATATTCTGTTATGCAGTCAGGTCGACACTTGCAGGTTTCTCCTGTGATCTCATCCGTCCAAAAGAAACTCTGTTCATACGTGCCCGTTAATAAGCGATCTGCATATGGATTGGACCGAATAACTCCTGACATCTGCTGTATGATCCTATACTCCTCCGCACTTATAATGTCCTTTCCTTTATTATTGGAAACAAACCGGTCATATTCTTCTTTGCCAGCTTTAGATCTTCTGTCCACGCTTGGACCGATGGCAAATTCCTGAAAAAACATATCCCCTTCCAGGACGTATTTATGCGCTGCTCTACCAAATAGCAATGACTTGGTGTCCTGCTGTTGGTTCTCTATCTCATACTTAAAATGGAATGGGCTTTTCGCTATTTTAAATAGTTGCGACTTGCTGATCCCCTCATGTTCCCTGTATTCTTTGTTTGTCAATTTGTTAATCCTCCTTATCATAAACAATCAGATCCCTGCTCTGCATGATGATCATGCTGGCTATCTGCTTCATGGACAGCTGGCTTTCGTTGTAAATATCTATCAACACATTGTAAGCATCTTCCGTCAGTCTGATGATTGGCTGCCCTTCCGGGGCTGGTTTTCTTTTTCTGGCTGGAATATGTATTTTCCCATCACTCATGCCCTGTGTCCTCCTTCAATTCCTTTATTGGCAGATGCAGGATGGTCGCCTTAATCTGCTGGATTACAGAACGGCTCTTTACATCCAGACACCCTGATTCAATCGCAATGATCTTGCCCATTAGTTCCGTTCGGTCGATCAATATCTGTTTCATTTTTCCAGAAACACCTCCGCTTCAAGGAATGCCATGTCCTGGAGTATCTGATTATAATGATCCTGGATCTCTGTACTGACCGCATCCATCGCTCTCTTAGCCATCCGCTCCCTGAACAAAGTCCAGACCCGAAAATAGTCTTCATAATCCATTTGCGTTTCTCCAATCCATAATGTATAATTAGGGTGTGTTAGTTTTTATTTCGTTCTGGATCCTTCGCGGTTGCCGCCGCTGGGGTCCATTTTTTGTCCAGGCGTACGCCCTCTCTGCTCTCCAGCTTCTCGATCTTCTGGAACGCTGCGTCAATCGCTCTCTGGTAATCCTCTTCCAGGTATGCAGGGATACTCACTGCCTGCTCGTCCAACAGCTCCATCATAATCTGAATCTTTCGTTCTCTTGTCATCTCGTTTCACCTCCTTTCACTTTTATCGCACTCCCAGTACCCACATCATGATCACCATGGACACCATCCACATCCCAACTCCCCATATGACCATTGGCACCACCCACTTGGCCAGCTGCATCCATGGACCGTCACGCCAGTTCCGGCGCCGCCTGAATGTTATCAGTCTCCTGCGCCCCATTACACTGGTGAGTACTGCCGTGCCAGGTCCGGTAATGTCCAAACGCCACTCATCCTGTCTCTTCAAGATCCGTCCTCCTCTCCCCTGACATGTTGTGGCTATCCCTCCTTTGTGTTTATCTCTGGGTAGCCTTCAATAAACTCTTCCAGATCGCTCCCCCGGATCTTTGTCCGGCCTAGCTTAAGCGCACGCAGTTCCCTTTTTCTGATCAGGTCATACACGGTGTCTGTGTTTGTCAATAGCACGGTTGCTACTTCCTCCACTGTGTACAATGGCTTGTAGGGTTCTACCATTTTCCACATCCTCCTTCCTTTTTCCAGTTGCACACACACATCACGCCACTCCTAAGTTCATCTGCGCGTTGGCTGCCTCGATCAGTTCTACCAGATATGTAGGAGCCTCATAACAGTCGATCAGGTCATGAGCATCTGCTATGTACTTCCGCTTCAGCGCCTTGTAGGATTTCGGTCTTCCACTGTCATCATAGATGCCAAACTCACGCTTGATCTGGTCATAGATGTCCCGGTAGACCTTGGAGCGGATCTCTGTATCCTGATACGCCTCAGACTGCTTGCCGCCCAGAACGGCCACGCCCTTACGTTTCACATGGTTAGACAGTTCATCTGCTTCGGAACCGTACAAGGGGATGTCAAACTCCAGCTTGTCCATGCGCTGCTCCATCTTAACCTGCTTCTGGTCAATCATCAGGATGGCTTTCATCTCTGTGGACATGTTCGGGTTTTCGTAATATCCATTCTGCCGGATGGACGGGAGCACATCATCAAACACCCAGGATTCAAAACGTTCTGCACTCTCTAATTTACTGTGGGTGATGAGACGGTACATGTCGCCCTCGGGGATGACATTGACCTCTATTTGCTTATCAGGGTTCTGCGGGTGAGGTATTCCCTGTTTTAGGGTATACCGGCAATGCATTGCTACAGCATTGGCAGGTTTCTCGTATCCTAAAGCCCTTGCCACATCACTCGCCACAAAATAAATCTTCCCTTCAATCTCTATTGTCCTTACCTGTCCAAATTCCTCGTTGTTGAAAATCTTTATATCGTTCATGCGTCCTCCTTCTTTTCATCTGCAAAGTACTCCACCGGAACGCCGAAATACTTTGCCAGGATTAACAACTTGTCAAACTTTGGTTTACTACGGCCATTTTTCCAGTCAGATAGAACAGATTGAGCGATTCCTGTCTCTTTAGATACTTGATAAGACGTTTTGTTACTTTTCTCTAACAAATCAGCAAATTTTTTGTACAAAACTACACCGCCTTTCTTTAATATAACTGTTGAAAATACTACGGAAATGTGATATGCTTTGTTTACCAGACGAAGTAAATAACATTTCCGCAGCGTGCAAAGGTTTTGTAACGCAATTCCTTTGTATGCTCATACTATACTATGCATTTCCGATAATGTCAATAGTATTTTTCGGTTTTTCATAGTATTGTCTGCGGTTTGTGAAAGGTGGACAATTATGTATGAAATTTTTGAACAATTATTACAAAAGAATAGCGTAACGGCCTACAAAGTGTCGAAAGAAACTGGAGTCACACAATCTACGCTTAGCGACTGGAAACGTGGACGAAGCACTCCAAAAAGTGACAATATGAAAAAAATAGCTGATTATTTTGGTGTAAGCGTGGATTATCTCATGACTGGAAAAGACGAACCCAAGCAAAAAGCCCCTGAACTTAATGCACGGGATGAACGAGACATAGCAAAAGACCTGAATAATATTATGCAAAAACTCACTTCTGGAGAGGCGGGGCCCGCCAGTTACGATGGTGAAGAGCTCGATCCTGAAGCTGCGGAGTTGTTCCGGGACGAACTGGAGATAGCCCTTCGCCGTTTGAAAATCATAAATAAAGAAAAATATACTCCCAAGAAATACAAAAAGTAGGTGACGTTTATGGGAGAAATCGAACAAATAAAACGTCTTGTTGCGTATTACAAAGGAAATTATGCTACAAATGACCCTTTTGAAATTGCCGACCGCATAGGAGTCCTCTATCAGATAGGTAATTGTAAGCATGAGGGCTGTTACATGTTTCTGAAAAACCATCGGTATATATTTCTCAGCAACAAATTAAAAGGGATTGAACTAAAAGTTGTTATGGCTCACGAATTAGCCCATGCCATTTTTGACAGAAAAGAAAACTGTTATTTTATTCGCAATAAAACTTTGTTGCTTAATTCTAAAACAGAACGTAGAGCAAATCGGTTCGCGGCGTATCTTTTGATTGATGATGATCTGTTAGAGTATTATGAGAATTACACAAAAGAACAGTTTTGCGACTGTACGGGATTCCCTAAAGAGTTAATTGAACTGAGGTTAAGACAATGAACATTTTTACTTTTTTCAAGAACAGATGCAATAGCAATAAAAAAGACAATGTATTATCAGAGACATCAACCATTGATAGCTTTAATAATATTATAAAGCATAACTTGGAAGAACCTCTAGGTATCATTACAAACTATTCTCAAGACGGCTATGTATTAAGTAACATGGAGAATATTTTAGTTCCTCAAGCCATGGAAGAATGCCAAACAGATTTTATAAACACTCTGATTAAATTTAATTCTCCAGCTACGCTAAAATTAGTGCTTTTTGATAGTAGTTCTATTGTTTATAATATTTACAATCCAATTCCGCATATGTTAATTCCAGTTATGACGAACACAGATCTATGGGCTCGTGTGCTTGCTTTTGTATGCTCAGAAATCCAAGATAGAACATACAAATTTTTAGAGGTGGAAGCCAAAAATGTTGATAACTATAATAAAATAATCCATTCTGCAGGTGGAGAACAGTTACCCAAAATTGTAATTAT